TGTCGATGAATGTCACTATCATGTGCGGCTCAAGAGTGCCATGCTCTTGTTCGTAGATGTAGCGATGCTTGAGTACCCACTTGCGAGGTTCTTGAATCTTTATGTAGGTGTAGCCATCTTCATCGATGCGCTCTGATGCAACAGACTTGTGGTTATGCGGCACATGCCCCTTCTTAAATTGCGATTCTTTGCCTCCGATATCAAGGCCCTTCATGCCTTTGTTCCAAGGCTGATGGCCTTTGGGGAATTGCGACTCTACTCGGGTGTGCTTAAGTCTGCCGCTTGCTTCTGTTTCGAGATACTCGGGGGTCTTATGCAGTTGCAGTGCAAATGCTTTGGCATAGCATTGGGAGATTGACTTGCCAGTTATGAATGCCACCTCTTTTGTGGAACGATGCGGATAGTATTCAATCAGCAACTCGGTCTCTTGCATTGTCCAGTTACAGCGAGTCATAGTACTCGCGACCTCCGCTCTCGCCTCCTTGTGATGATGGCCTTGGAAAGCGGTCAATGATTGCCTTCTGTCCATCGTGGTAGCCGTTTGAGTAGGCTTGAATAATTGCTTCTTTTACCTTGGCATAAGGAGTGTCGTTGTCGCATTCGCGCGGATCAATGATTGCATCAAGGTAGCGGTTGAAATTGGCGAACTCTGCGCCCATGTTGTTTAGCTCGTTCATCGGATTACTTGTGTTTTAACTTCTGTTAGTTCAATGCCGCGTATCTCTGCAATGTTTGTGATCTCCATTGCTTTTGGAAGCTTGCGGAGTAACTCGGCCACGTCAAACATCTCTGCTTGCATCAGTGTCCAGAGCAGTGTCATCCAATCAACCTCGCCAACTATCTCCGCTTTCTTAGATATGCGGATGTTTTTGGTGTGGTCGAACTCGAGTGTAGTGGTTGTTGTTGCATCTGTGAAGTTGGCGAAGATGCCTGACACATCGCTTGTGACAGCTGACTTAAGGGCATCGGCTGCATCCTGTGCAATCTTTGCATCTGCAACAGCCTTCTTAACTGCAAGCTCGTTGGAGTAGTCAATCATCATCTGCTTGCGCTGCTCGATGTAAGCCTTAAGCGGAGCAGTGGCATCGCGCTCAACGTCCATGACTGACTTCTTGTAGGCATCGAGTGGAAGCGTTACCATCTTGCGATTGTTCTCGATGTGCTTGATGGCATCGTTAGCCGCTTTGATTGACTCTGCGCTCATGTCGTATGTGAGCTTGTCTTCGATGATCTGTGGTGCGCCTGCAATCATGCTCTGAGCACGAAGCACCTCGGTGGAGTTTAAAGCTTTGTAGAACTCGGAAATGTTCTCTATATTAGCTGCGTTCATAGTGTATGTATTAGTGATTGTTTTTAATGAAGGGCGGCCTAACACCGCCCTTTGTTATTTTAAAAAGGGAAGCCGTCATCTTCAGTCTCAACTTGAAACTCAGCAGATTCCGCTGAAGCTGCAACTACTCGACTAGCTATTGAAGCAGGTAACGGCTTAGTAACTCTTGCAATCCACTCATCACTCATCTTTATTTTATCTTGGATGAACTCGGGCAGCTGCGCAAAGATTGCATCATCATGCTCTTCTGTGTTGTAGCAAAGCGGTGCGTTGAATGCAGGAGGACAAATTAATCCTTTCGGCACTGGAGAGATTCCAATGATGTTGGCATAGGTGATATCTCCTTTAACTACGTGAGTCAAGTTCACCATGCAAGGTCTACCAATCAGCGTGAAGATGTCGAAGTCTTCGGCAACGCCATTGGTCATCTTCTTGCCTGCCCAAGATTCGATGTCTCTGCGGAGCACCGCCTTCTCGTTCATGCTAAGGTTGTAGATGCTGCGAGCATAGAACGGCTTTTCTTCGCCGCCTTCCTCGAATGCGTGTGTTTCAGTCGGCAGTTCAAAGATAAACTGCACTTTGCGTTTTTTGCCTGGAAACTGACCAGTTTGCATCGTTGTTCCAAGGTCAACGATTTGGTAACATCTTGCCACGAATGCTCCCTCGGGAGCGATTTGGCGGGAGGTGTTATTCCCTGAAGGTGCTTTTAAAGCCATAGTGTTTAGAATTAGAATTGAGTTATTAATTGATTGAATGATACTTGAGTATTGTGCAGTGTCTTTTGGTACATCTTAAAGAACTCGCCAACTGTTGAAGGATGATAAGTGCGAACCGATTCATCAAGGCCTTGTGTCATCTCTTTGGAGTATTGGCGGACAAGTATCAAAGATGATTTGTCGCATCTCTGAAAGAGCCCTTGGTGGCAACCGTCTTGCACGATTGTTAGCATGATGCCAGATAGATGATCGTAGTTGAAGTACTGCGTGCTGTCGTGTGATTTAAAAAAAGTGTTCATAGATTAAAAGAGTAAATGATTAAATAGTGAATGATTGTTTGACAAATGTATAGCTTTATTTTGATTGTGCAATAGATAATTAATTTAAACGCAATTATTTTCTACCTCGCAATGCAAGTGCTTGATATTTAACCCAATAAAATTCCTACTTTTTTCCTACAGATGTGACGGCCACACCAATAAGCACCCCAACTCCCACCTTAAATGCGGTTGTTTGATGCCACTTTTTGTCCTCCTTGATGTAAATGTTCGACATGCCGGTGATTGCCACATTGGGATTGTCGACTCTTAGGCGGACAACTGTGTCCTTCTTTTTAAACAGCCTATTCACGAAGCCAGTGCGCATGGTGTCACCAACTGCATAGGTGAACTTGGCAGGAATCACTATGCTGTCGAGCTGCAACCATCCAAGGCGGTTGATCAAGCCGCCAATTGTGTACCACTCGGTCTGCTTAAGGAAAGGCTTTGGAAGTTGGATGTATGGCTTGCCTACAATCATCACCGTATCGCCAAGCTTAATCTCCGTTTTTATGATTGTCCTGGTCTCAATCTTAACCACCTCACTTGCGTTCTTGACTTTGACTTCGAGCTCTGCAATCTGTTGCGCTTGCTTTGCCGCATCAGAGTGCGCCTGTGCGATTATCTTCCTCTGTGAAGCAATTACTATGCTGTCCTCATACATCGTATGTTTAAGCGTATAATCTGAATGCACCCCATCGGAGTTGCATTTGATTAACACTAACAGTATTGCAATAAATGCCCCAAGTATTATCAATTCATATCGTACAGATGCCATCTTTTATAAGTTTAATTAGTTGTTGCGATGATTCCCAAAACAATCGTTTATCCTTGAGCTCTGCTTGTAGTATCTGCAATGCGACACATACCGGCATGCCACGCTCAATCACGTACCAAGCAGCAACCTTAACCAGTCTTTCATCTGCTTGCTGATCCGTCATAACTCTCGAGCTGCTTTTTTAATGAGCACCTTGATAGCATCATCAAGCTTGACAACCGATGTGTGAATCATCTTAAGAAGGTCACGCTTCTCGTTGTCATTTGACATTGGATGATTGAGCATCAACTGCACAAGTCCAGATATGTTGGTGAGTGGTTGACGTATCTCATGGCTTAGCATGAAGCGGAACTCCTCGAGCAGTAACTTTTGCCGCTCATAGTTGTGCGAGCTTATTGAGGTGACATCGACTAACTGAATTCCGACAAAGTGCAAGGTATCACCAATGGCAAAGCAGTTCCAGATGTTATATCTGTCAATGGTATTCTTAAGGCGAGTGCGAGCATATACACGCGATGGCTCAGGCGAATGTAATCGAGCCAATTGAACAGCCTTGATGAAGTCTTCTTGATCACCTTCAATGCTTATGATGTCACCAATCTTGCTTGGCTTGATGTGGCTTGAGTAATTTTTAAACAGCTCGTTGCTTGAGACAATGAGCCCATACTCATCAGTCACCACATAAAAGAGGTCAATCGAATTTTCTAAGATGAAGAGCGAAGACATGCAGAGAGTTCGCTGTAAAGATTATTCCAAGCGGACATCGAGCTCCATGCCCATTGTGCTGTTAGGTAAATTGTAAATGTCAACAGCATGCCCATCACAGGCCCATCCATTGTGGGCTTATAATCGGTGTACTCAGTGCGCGGCTTGATAATAATCTTAGCCTCTGGCTTAGGAGCAAGCAAGAATGCAGATGTTGTTGGTGTGATTGTATCGCTTGCGTATATTTGCTGCATAATTATCGGCTCTGGCATTGGCTCAATTGGTGGTAGCTCGTAAGTTTGCCCCCATTGGTTAGTGCAATAGTTCCTGCCAAAGATAGTGAATTTCTCCATTGACTGATAAATCACTTGCGGCTTAACCTCTATGCGATGATGATGCGTATGGACCTTGCAGCCAATACCTACAACACAGCCCTCATCGAGGGTAGTGATCACTTGTACTGAGTCGATGCCGTCATCCATTGTCGTTGCTTTTAGGTATGTATCCTGCGGCTACCATTGCGGCCACAATTGCTGCGAGTGTCTCTGTTGTAATCTGTTTGAAGATTAACGCAAAGACCGAACCGAGTATCACCAAGGAGCCAATCGTTGGCCTCCAGTACTTAAGCAGTATGTCAAGCACTTGCCTTGGTTTGCTAACTGGTTTACTTGCCATTGCCCCACATGAAATTAAATGCGTAAGATGTTTTTAATTTTTCCTCAAACTGCTCAAAGGTTAAGTCCATCTCGTCAAGCATAACAAATGGCTCTGTCTTATGCCTTGCCAAGTAGACCTTATACAACCGCTGCATAATAAAGTTGCGCTTCTTTTTTCCTTCTTCTTACAAGGCCATTGACAACTACACCGCCTGCTCTGTTCCACTTGAGGAACTCAGCTGCAATTCTCGGATCGTTTGGATTGGCTTTTACAAACCTCAACAGCTGCGACTTGGCGAGGTTTCCTGCACCCAGGTTGTATGTAAAGCTTACAAGCGCATCAAACTGATTCTGATTTACTGGAGTGCCGTTAAGCAATCCCGTCACGCTGCCCTCGAACTCCTTAAGGTGCTCGATTAGCATCTGGCTTGCTTGCGTGTTGGTTATAGTCTGCCCGAGCTTCACCTTGCTGCCATCATGGTAGTATGTTGCGCCGTAGCCAATGGTCGGCACTCCTGCCGAGCAAAGGTAGGAGGTGAGGCGCAAGCCCTCAAACTCCTGTATGAGACGGATGCCGTTGCTAGACGATTTCATACTGGAATTGTAATGTGCAGTAATCCATTGCTATTGCTTGAGTTAATGTTTGAAGGTCAACAAAGCAACTGTAGTTGGTTGTTTCGCCGCTAATTTGAAGATATACAATCTCTGCTAATGTACCAGGTCCAAATGAATATTGCATTAATCCAAATAGCTGCTTTGGACTTGTGAAGTTAGATGGCACTGGTAGCGATAACTCAAATGCTCCAGTATCTTGGGCAGTATCTAATAAAATAGATAGCTGAATTGAAACTGTTGCAATGCTGCCCACCTTGATAAATGTTGCAGAATTAGGTGTCACCAAAATGCCATTCACCTCTCCACTAACTGTCGGAGTATAAGTGCCACTTGACAAGATGTTCCCCAGCTCGATCTGCGAAGATGTGCCTTCAGGGGATTGAGTTGTGTTGCTCACATCAACGATATATAGCAAGTCATTGCTTGCTGCTTCCGTGATTGTTACTAAGTCTGTAATTTTTACTCCTGCCATGGTTCAGATATTATAGGTTTGTAAGTTATCAAAGGTAAGGCTTTCACCCATTCAATTGAGCACTGCTCAACTTCTTCAATGCTGATGATGTGATTGCCGTCAGCATCCATGATTGGGTTGAAATAATTGTCGGGCATGAACTGAATGCCAACAAGGCTCTGTGCCTCTTCGTATGTGAGTAGGTGAACTTCCATTATACTTGACGGGATAAGGTTGTTTGAAAGGCTTGAACGGAAGTGTACATTGCTGCTGCTTCGGTTGAGTTTAACCCACTACCAAGAAATGCAAATGCTAATTGATGATTTGTAAAAAATTCAGCAATATTATTTCCGTTTCTTGCACCAAAATAAAATGATACATTTGGCAATGCAGTAATCAATGCTGTATTAGTACCCAATAAAACTCCAGCACGATAAGCAGTAAATGAAGTACTTGTTGTTCTTGATGCCATCAATAAAGATGTTGATGGATTTGCAGTGTATGATATTAATGAAGCAACTTGACCACTAACAAAATTACCACCTGTCAAATTATTTTGGAAAAGAAAAGAACCTTGAAATGCACCATAAGCCCTTGTTCCAGTTACATTATTGGTTCTTGAATAAATACCAAATGAATTGCTAATAAAATTTAATGTGATAGTTGGATTTAAAAATGTATTAGCATAAGCATTAGTTCCATTAGGCAAAGCACCTCCGCTTGAGTGAGTCCATCCACCAACAAAGCTAAGTCTAAATGCGCCATTGGTATCAACTGGATTCTTAAGGTTAAACTTGTGCGTTGTTGCCGTTCCGCCTACCATAGGATAAATAGCACTACACTTTGCCCACGTCCCATTTGCTTTCATCGAAGTTACCAATGTGCAAATAGCTGATGTGATAGTCGGGTCTGTAATTGCAGCAGCAGTTAAGAATGCATTAGCATCAGCATCTACACAAGCAGAACTTGCATACAAATATGGGTTGACTAAGAAACTCATGCGTAGTTGCCTATTAACATTACCTTCAATCCTTTGGCAGTGCCATCTCCAATCTGGTCTATATCGATTGTAATCTCTGCATCATCGGCAAGAGCCGTGTCGCTGATTACTGGAGGAGTGGCAGCCGTTGTGCTTGTCTTCTCAGTGTTATCAATTGTCAGCTTAGTGCTTAAGATACTTGTGCCACCTTCATTGATGTCAACAGTGAAGATAGTACCACTTGCTTGAGCCGTTGTAAGTGATGCTCTTACCGCTGTAAGTGTGACAGCTCTCGGCATTCTAAAAGTAATCTTAGCCGTTCCAGTTGCAAGCGCAGTGGTCTCATCTGATGCTGCAACAACAAGCTCGAAGGGAGTGGCATAGTTGCCGCTGCCAAGCAATGAAGTCGAGTTGATAGTCTTGATGTTAGTGCCGCTAACAAGTGCCGCTTGCTTAGCATCGAATGCCGTCCAATCAGCTGTGCTTAATGCACCTCTATTGGCTGCACTTGCCGTTGGTAGGTTGAAGGTATGAGTTGCAGTTGTCGATGATATAGCAAAGTCAGTTCCCGAAGTTCCAACTGCGAGGTATTGCGTGTTGGCTGTTAGTCCGTTCAATGCTGATATGCCTCCTGCGAAGTTAGTAATCACTTGACATAGATGGCTGTCCTGCGTGT